TGTAATCATGTCTAATTACTTTTCATATTTTCCAACAACACCACATGATGTCAGAAATACTGGACGCAAAACTATTGCGACCAATATTCTTCGTAGATTTAAGGTAAGAGATAGTCTCAGTGAAAGAACAGATGTATTCTATGAGTACAGTATTCAAGAAGGTGACAGACCTGATGTGATTGCTGAGAAGTTTTATGGTAATGCAAATTATGCTTGGGTAGTGTTACACTATAACAATATTATTGACCCTCAGTTTGACTGGCCACTATTTGGAAGAGACTTTGACAGATTTATCATAGGTAAGTATGGTAGTATACAATCAGCAGTTACCACAATAAAAAATTATTATAAAATTATTAGAGCGGCTACCGTAAAAAACGATGGCACTAGACTGGAAGCATATGAGGTTATAGTTGATGAGACAACATACAATTCGCTATCACCTAGTCAGCGCAGAAGTGAAACACAATACGATTGGGAAGTAGAGCAAAATGAAGCAAGAAAACAAATTCGTTTGCTTGAACCAAGATACTTATCAAAAGTAATTGATGAAGTAGAGACAATCCTACAGGAAGCATAATATGGCCGTTGAAGGTTACAGACAAGCCGGCGATGTAGAACTTAATACCATTGCTTTAGTTGCTCGTTCAGGTCAGATATTTGACTTGAGTGAAGTGATGCTTGAAATAAACATATTTCAGAATCTATATGAAAAAGAAATGACTTGTGAAGTTGTTGTTTCCGATGCAACAGGTCTTATTGATTTTATGAAACCAAACAGTGAAGATATTGGTGGTTTCACTGGTATGGAAGCGGTATTCCTATCTTATAGAACACCAGATGAGGGTACACCAAAGAACAAGCATTTGTTTATTATGAATAGTCTAGAAAATAGACAGAGTGTTGATGAGAAGATTGAGACATATGTGTTGACAGGAACATCACTGGAAACTATTTCGATTGCTGATAAAAAGATTTCTCGTAGTTATGGTGGTAGTAAAGGCAACACGATTGCTAACATGATTAAGAGTGTTCATAAAGAGTTTTATGAGACACAGGATATTAAGAAAACATACACCAACTTAGATGAAGCAAACTTTAGAATAAATAAAAAACTTACAGCAGATGATACAAAAGGTTTGCAAAAATATGTGATACCAAATCTATCAGTAGAGGATACAATCGACTTCTTTGTTAATGAAGCACAGGGTGACGATATTGCATCATTGTATACATTCTATGAAGATAGTAATGGATATCACTTTAGAAATGTTTCTAATCTTGTACAAAGTGAAATAAAGGAAACATACAAGTGGGAGCCTTCTAACTATACGGAAGGTGGAGAAGGTGCTGGTGCAGAAAACTTAGATGCTTTCAAAATTATATCATATGAAGTTATAAAAGAAGCAGACTTTCTTGATAACAAGGAAAGTGGACTATACGCTTCAAAAACTATATTGATTGACAATCTCAGAAAGAAAAAGATTGAAAGAGATTTTGATTATAAGAAGCAACATGATAAGTTTAAGAAACTACAGAGGTTTCGTATTCCAGGCTCCGCTTCAAGCACAGCAATTGTTGATATGTTTACCACTCGTTTTCAGCATGACCAGTTGGATATTTTCAGAGATGAGAATGTCAGACCCAAGACACTTGAAAGAACAGTTCAGTTCAGAAGAAGTTATGCATCGCATTTGAATAACAAAACACTAGAAGTGACAATTCATGGTAACTCCAAACTCAATGTTGGAGATACTGTATTCCTCAGTTTTCCAGTAATGAGTACTGGAGAGGAACAAATGCGAGAAGATAAATATATGACAGGTAAACACCTTATCACTGCTTTGCGTCACAAGATAGATAAGGAAACTCATGTAACAGTAATGGAATGTATCAAAGACACAGGATTTAAGAGATGATACTAGGACTAAAAGAATATTTTGTAGATAAGTTGTATAAGCAACTTGACGAAAAATTGATTATGTATAATCAAGGCAAACGGTATGGACAGGTTGTCTTCCTCGCCGGTGGTGCTGGTTCTGGTAAAGGTTTTGCTATTCAGAACTTTATGGAAGGTGATAAGTTCAAGATTCGTGATGTGGATGAGTGGAAAAAAGCATTCATTAAGATTGACGAACTGAAAAAGAAATATCCAGAGGTTCGTGGACTAAATTTGCGTGAACCAAAAGATGTTTTCAAGTTGCATATGTTTGTGAAGAAAGCAGGCATTAAAGAGAATACACTAAAAGTGATGCTGGACGACTTAGTACGCTCAGGCGCCGCATCCAAGGGAACTCTACCAAATATTATCTTTGACATTACACTGAAAGAAATTGGTGATATCACAGAAGTTCTTCCACAGTTGAAAAAGATTGGTTATGATTCTAAGAACATTCATGTAACTTGGGTATTGACAAACTACCACACGGCTGTTAAAAATAATGCAGGGCGTGAAAGAGTTGTGCCTAGTGATATTCTTTTGCAGACGCATGAAGGTGCGGCTAAAACGATGTCACAAATTATTAAAGGTAAACTACCAAGAGGTATCAACGGTGCAGTAAATGTCATTTTGAATAACAGAGAAAACACTATTCCTTGGACAGACAAGGACGGCAAACCTATCAAGACTAGTGCTGGTGGAATTGTCGTCAAGGATTTTACATATGTAAATCTGAAGAAGGAAGGTAAAAAGTTTAGAAGAGAAAGTGATGTTCAGCAACAGATTTATGATTGGATTAAAGACAATGTTCCTGATACAGCACTTCAAGCAATTGACGAACCAGAGCAATAAAAGGAGATAGATATGCCATTGCCAGGGTCACCTAGAGAAAAGCAGATGCAGAAACAGTTTCTTCAAGAGATTGTAGAACCAGAAGTTCAAGTTGAAGAATCAGTTGAGGAAGTTGCAGATGAAGCACCTAAACCAAAGGCTAAGAAAAAAGCCGCTAAAGGAAGAAAAAAAGTCCTCGGCATCTTTTAATCATTTAAGTGATTGGGTGGACGAGAAAGAAAAAACAAAAGAAACTCTGAAGAATGGACTTTTGAGTTTTCTAAAGTATGTAGAAAAGGTGGAAGATGAGAAACTTCCTAGGCAGAAATGATTTTATATGGTTCTTCGGAGTCGTGGAAGACCGTAATGACCCTATACGACTCGGCCGGGTCCGTGTACGGTGTTATGGTTTCCACACCGATGATAAAGACAAGATACCTACTGAACACCTCCCATGGGCTCAGCCAATTCAAGATATCACCTCTGCGGCTGTTAGCGGAAAGGGAAGAAGTCCAACAGGACTAGTAGAAGGTTCGTGGGTAGTTGGATTTTTCTTAGACGGTGAAAGGGCTCAAGAACCAGTCATTTTAGGAAGTCTTGCTGGTATTCCAGCAGAACTCGCAGATACCACAAAAGGTTTCAATGACCCTAGTGGTAACTTTCCAACATATGTGGATGAAAGTGATGTAAACAAACTCGCAAGAGGAACAAACAGCATCACCAAGTCACCAGACAGTGTTACTGGAGAACCAGCGTCACCATACGCCGCACAGTATCCAAAGAACCATGTATATGAATCTGAATCAGGTCATGTAGTAGAAATTGATGATACTGCTAATGCTGAAAGGATTCATATCTATCATAAGTCTGGAACTTTCATTGAGATGCATCCTAATGGTGATGTTGTTACACATCATAAGAATGGATTCAGAACTGTGACTGGTAATGATAAACTTCATGTCACTGGAGATTTGAATATTGTTGCTGATGGTAATATTACAATGGATGGTAAAACAATCAATCTAAACAGTGGTACAAAAGGTGCGGCAAGACTAGATGATACAGTAGATACTGGTGATGACCCAGCAGGGATATCTGGTTCTGATGGTTCTAATAAGATTGAATCTGCATCACAGACAGTGTTTATTGGAGACTAAATATTTTATTAGATAGATTACAGAATCATTCTAACAACAATTTTATAATTTGTCAAGGGCAAAACGATGAATAATCATGATAATTTAGTAAATTTGTTTGAGACTTATATCACAGAAAGTGAAAAGTTTGAGAACGGAAATAAGACAGCAGGCACAAGAGCAAGGAAAGCATTAGCAGAGATATCAAAACTCTGTAAGGATAGAAGAAAAGAAATCCAAGATGCTAAAAATGCTTCCTAAATAGAGACAAGGATTCTGAAATGAAGACGATGATACCCATGAAAAGTGCAGACGAATATGATGCACTGACAAGATGGAAGAAGTTTATTGCTTGGAGACCTGGTCAAAGAAAGCGTATTAAGAATGCATACAACAGACGCATTCGCAGACAAGGAGACTTGTCGCTACATCGACTTCATACAACGAAGTATGAAGATTTATGTATGTAAGGAATAACAAATGGCAGGTGCAAAAGAAAAGGTAGTTTTTAGTGACTTGGATAGTCTATTCATACCAAATCCAATCACTAGACAACTAGCAAGAAATACAAACAGAGAAGCGGTTAAAGAATCGGTGAGAAACCTGATTCTTACAAACTACTTTGAGCGTCCGTTCAAATCAGATATCGGTTGCTCTATTCGTTCTTTTCTTTTTGAACTTTGGAGTCAAGCAACCAAACAACAAATGGAAAATGCAGTTCGTGAGGTCATACGAAATTATGAACCAAGGGCTGATTTGATTGATGTACTAGTGCAAGACTATTCTGAACAGAATGCTATTTCTGTCACTGTCGCCTTTATGGTTCGCAATGATGTTGTTCCAGTAGAATTAAATGTAATTTTAGAGAGAGTTAGGTAATGGCCGCTAACACATATCTACAAGTAACCGAATTAGACTTTGAGGACATTCGTTCTAATCTAAAATCATATCTTGCGGCGCAGACGCAGTTCAGAGATTATGACTTTGAGGGTAGTAACATGGCTGTGTTGCTAGACTTGCTTGCATATAATACACATTATAATGCATTCTATGGAAACATGATTGCTAATGAAATGTTCTTGGATACGGCGCAACAAAGAGATAGTGTTGTGTCAAGAGCAAAAGAACTAGGATATAATACTCGTTCTGCAAGAGGTGCAACCGCTAATGTGTCAATTACATTTACTGGTGTGTCTAATAATATATCACAGTTTACTCTTCCTAAAAACTCTAAGTTTACAACAACTATTGACGATATTTCATATACATTTGTTACACCAGAAGCACAGACAATAAGAAATGGCTCAAATACATTTACGAAAGCAATCTCTATTACAGAGGGTGAACCGCTAACACAAAGATTTACAGTGAATACTAGTAATCCAATAAGATATGTTCTTCCAAACAAAAATATTGATACAAGAAGCATTACAGTAAGAGTACAAGAATCTGCGTCTAATTTTGCGAATACTGCATATACAAGAGCAACAAATATTAGAGCGGTCACCTCCACTTCACCTGTTTTCTACCTACAAGAGTGTGCTGATGAACAATATGAAATATTCTTTGGAGATGGGCCTTTAGGTAAACCTGTTAAAAATAACAATATCATTATTGTTGATTATCGTGTATGTAACGGACCTATAACAAATGGTGCTAACTCATTCTCAGTTGACACTATTACAATTGACCCTAGTTATGCATCAGTTTCAGTATCAGCCGTTAATTCTCCAGCAAGAGGTGGACATGAAATTGAAACAATTGATAGTATAAAATTTAATGCTCCAAGAAGTTATGAAGTTCAAAATAGAGCCGTTGTAAATAATGACTACCAAAGAATTATTCTAAATGAAAATACTGACTTGCAATCTGTAACTGCTTTCGGTGGGGAACTTGCTGACCCTCCTGTTTATGGTAAGGTATATATTGCTGTCAAGCCTTTTGGTGAAAATTTTATTACAAGTATTAGAAAGAATGAAATTAAATTGAGTATTGCTGATAGAACACCACTTGCTGTTGACCCTATTATTATTGATGCTGATTACACATATGTCATTCCTTCAGTAACAACATATTATGATTCGCTAAAGACATCTTTGTCAACATCACAAATTATCAATGATATTAAGACTGCTATTGATGCATTTTCAAGCACAAACCTACAAAGATTTGGTAATAAATTAAGATACTCTCGTTTTGTTCGTGCATTGGATAATACAAATGAATCTATATTGAACAACGAAGTTACATTAAAGGTTCAAAAGAGATTTGTTCCAAATATTAATAGAGCAGAAAAAGTAACTCTAAAGTTCAACAATGCTTTAAGAGCAAACACTGTCACATCGACTAAGTTTACATATCAAGGATTTGATGCTTTTCTAGAAGATAACGGTTCGGGCGCAATCAATATCTATAGATTTAATGCAAGTAAACAGAAAGTTAATATTGTTGCTGGTGCTGGAACAATCAATTATACAACAGGACAAATTGACATTGAAAACTTCTTACCAAGTGCATATGAAGGGATAGAGATAAAGGTAACAGTAGAAACCCTAAACCTAGATGTAACACCAATTCGTGAGCAAATTCTTCTCATGAACTCAAATGATGCGACTATCACTGCTGTTGCTGAGGCTGATTAATGGCTATTTCTCAGAAGATATCTGCAATATTAGAAAATCAGTTTCCTGATTTCTATAAAGAAGAGGGAGAGAATTTTATTCTCTTCCTAAAGGCTTATTATGAGTATATGGAACAGACTGGCAAACTTACTCATGAAATGCATAATCTTCTTGACTATAAAGATATTGACTTAACAACCAATGAATATCTAGAATACTTTCGTAGAACACTTCTTGCAGAAATACCAGATTATGCTCTTGCAAATAAGAGATTGCTTGCAAAGAGAATTAAAGATTTCTATCAGTCAAAGGGTACATTTGAATCTTACAAACTTTTATTTCGCATTCTTTATAATGAAGATGTAGAGATTAATTATCCTGCCGACCAGTTGCTCAAAGTTTCTGACGGTGATTTTAGAATTGAAAGATATCTTGTCACCACTCATGATGAAAATAATGGAAGATTGTTTATTGGTAGAACTATCGTTGGACAGGATTCTGGTGCTGAAGCACTGGTTGAAAATATTGTAAAAAGAACAATTCGTGAAAGAGTTATTGACCAGATATATCTTTCAAATATCAAAGGAACATTCCAACACTTAGAACCAATTAAAGTAAAGTTTGATGGTGGCACCACTCCACATACACCAATTGTAGAGGCTGGAATTAGAAGTTTTACAATTACCAGTGCTGGTGCTAAGTATGAGCCTGGCGATGTCGTTGAACTTATATCAGCAGATAAAGGTAAGTTTGCGAAAGTTGTTGTCACGCAGACTGTTGACTTGGGGGGTGCATTAACATTTAATCTAGTTGATGGTGGTTCTGGTTATACATCAAGTGTTAATGATACAACTAAAATTGAGTTTATTGGGGGCGATGGTTCAACTCCAGCAAGTTTCCAAATCTTTAGAGGTGACTTGAATGACAACTTTGCAATTTCCCTCAACACAAATCTTGTAAGCAGTAATAATCGCTTTGGTGTTCTTGCTCCAATTGTTTCTGGACTTGGTAGAATGGATAAGTATGCAAATACTCCACTATCATCACCAGATTTCGGATTTCCAGAATCAGGAGAAACTCTTGTAGCAGGTCGTAACTTTAGAACAAATGCAAATGCTGTTATTGTTCTTGCTAATACATCTGACCCGGGCGTGATTGTTGGGGATAGTCTCTATGGGGTTACATCAGGTGCAAACGGAACTGTGCAAGCAATCAGAAGAGCATATAATAGTGCTAATGTTGTTATTGCTTTGGACACATTCAAAAACTTTGCTGGTGGAGAAAAGGTAAATAAAGCAACCGCAGGCGGAACAACAGTAGGAACTGTGTCTCAATTTGCGGCTAACACGATTGGTTATCATGTACTTCAGTTTGGTAATACTGCTGGACAAGTTGTCATTGCTGGCAATGAGTTAGTTGGTAGAACATCTGGTGCTTTTGGTGTAGTCAAAAAAGTAATTAGCACACAAGCGAATGGTTATACTAGAGGTGTGGGTGGTGCTGACGATAGAGACTTAATAACAGTTCAAGTGACAGCAAACACATCTGCTAATCTCTCAAACCAGTTTGATGCTGGACCTATGAGAGCATTTATTGAAAATGAAGGATTGCGTCTTGTTGGTGCTAATACTACGGTTGGTAATGTCGTATCAACAACTTCTAATACAAAGATTGAAAATATCTATACGAAACTCCAAGATTCGTTGCTGTTCACTTCTGCCGCAGTAGGAACTATTCAACAGTTATCAAATCGTATTGGTGGTTCTGGTTTCAGTATCGCTCCTACTATTCGTGTTACTGACACAAATGTTTCTGCATTAGGTATCGGTGAGCAATATCTAACTCTTCAGTTTGAGGATGGAAACTTTGGAACTGGTAACAATTCTATAACAGAGATTGATACTAACGATAGAATTGGACAATCAAATACTGGTGCGATTGGTGATGTCAAAGAAAGAACACAATCAAGAGTAAGATTTGCTAACGGAACATATCAAACTATTGTTCGTGTGTGGCAAGACGAATTACAGCGTGACCCTGGCAATATTACATTCTCAAATAATCAATTTGTTGATGTATATTTCTATACTTCAGCGGCACAAGACACTTTAACAAGTGCGCCGGTTAAAAATCCAGGCAACGCTAAAATTGTAAGCATTCAAGATGAAGGTGTATTGGGTAAAAATGCAAACATTACATCTACGGTAGGTGCTAACGGTACAATCACAGGATTGAGATTAGTTGACTCTGGTTTCTCGTATAAAGATGGAGAAACTGTGACTGTCGCCGCTACCACTAGAGTAGATTCATCATCTGCTAGAGTTAATCTAAATTTAGATGGTGTTGCGAATGCTGAAGGTTATTATGCTTCTACAAGAAGTCATGTCTCTTCAAAGAGAGGTTTTATACAAGATAGTCGTTTCTATCAAGAGTTTTCTTATCAGATTGAAGCGCCTCTTGCTTTGCAGAGATATAGGGATATTGCTCTAAGACTTGTGCATCCAGCAGGTCAAGCAATTTTTGGTAAGTTTAAGACTTCAAGTAATGTTGATGTTGATGTCGTAACTTCTTCAATAAACAAAAAGAGAGCAACCTCAAATGGCACAATTTCCATCAGTAAGCCTGCCGCCTCTGGAACTATTGCTATCACAAACAACACTGCAAATTTGGTTGGAACTTCCACAGCCCTTTCAACTGAATTTTCTAATAATAGTTCCATTTTGATTGAGTCTTCACACAATAAGTTCTTTGAAGTAAGACTAAATACTGTTACAAGTGCAACATCAGCAAACATTGGTGAGACTTGGACATTTGGTACAATAAGCGGTGCAAATGTCTACTATGCAAATGCGTTTAATATCGTTGGTTCTTCAACCACACTAACTTCAGAGTTTGCAAATGGTGATACGATTGTGATTGAAACTGCTGATAAAGTCTACAAGAGTGTTACACTAAATAAAGTAAATAGTGCAACCACCGCTAACCTTGTCGCTAACTGGACATTAACTGATGTGTCTGGTGCTAACGCTTATTATTATACAGGAAATATAGCATAATGCCGGCCTATACTAGTAAAGAATTAAGTGTACTCAATGCAAAGGCTTTTGTTGAGTCTTTGACACATGAAGACGGAAGAAATACAAAAGCGTCAAATATTCTCTATGCTTTGCTTGGGAAGATTGAAACTTGGACAAACGAACCAACTCCAGATACTCCTGTTGAAACAGATTATGATAAGCAAAGAGATATTTGGAGACACGCTATTGGCGCAAAGAGAATACAGCCAGGCAATGTAAGTCATGTTGTTCCTAGATACAATTGGACGGCAGGAACAGTGTATGCTATGTATCGTGATAGAGACACTAATCTATATTCTCGTCCATTCTATGTGATGACTGATGAGAACAATGTATACAAGTGTTTATATAATAATAAGGGTGGAACATCTACAATTAAACCAACCGACTTATCTACTCTTCCTTTTACACTAACTGATGGTTACACTTGGAAATACTTGTATACTATTTCTTTGGGTGAAGCAGACAAGTATCTAACTGCGGCTCATATGCCTGTTAAAACTATTGGAGCAACAGATGGTTCTGTAGAGGGTGATAGACAAGTTGCTGTTCAAAATGCGGCAGTAAATGGTTCTATTGATATTATCGAAACATTTTCTCCTGGCTCTGGATATCATAAAATTGCAAATGGCGTTGTAGAAACGGCTTCAACAACTACAATTAAGTTATCAGCGGCGGCTGATAATCCTCCATCGTCAATTGACAATTTTTACAATGGTTCAAGCATCTACATTAATAGTGGAACTGGTGCTGGACAACTCCGTAGAATTATTAACTATGTCGGTGCTACAAAAACATTCACTGTAAATTCTGCTTTTACTACAATTGCTAATACAGATTCTAGAGTTATTGTGTCACCATCAATTGTAATTCGTGGAGATGGTAGAGGTGCGCTTGCTTATACAGTGGTTGATACACAAGGAACAATTGCAAATGTAAATGTTATATCGCCAGGGCAAGACTATACAGAAGCATATGCGGCTATTAGTGCCAATGCTATTCATGGTGGTGGAGCAACTGCTAATGTTATCATTTCTCCTGTCGGTGGACATGGTAAGGATTGTATTCGTGAACTTGGTGGAGATAAAATTCTTCTAAATGTTCAATTTGATGGTTCTGAGGGAGTGTCTGCAAACGGTAATGGATTTATTCCAGCAAATACAGATTTCCGTTCTATTAGCATTTTGAAAGACCCTATTCTGAAGTGTGATGCAAATAATAATTTTGTTAGTGTAGAGCGTATTGCAAATACATCAAATAGTCCTAATACACTAAGACTTACAACAAGAGCATTGGTTTCGTATACACAAATGAGTGGAGACACACCAGTTAATGAAATTGTTGCTGGTGATGTATTATCAAATGAAAGGATAAGGCTTCTTGCAGAAAATGGTGAACTAGAATTTATAACTGAACTCAATCCAAATAAAAGAGCAGTTCAAGCGGCAAACAATGCAGTTCTAGGTGCAAATGCAGATGTCGTTTTCACTAAAAGAGCAGAGACAGAAGCAGACACATCCTTCTATAATATTTACCTAAATAATGTACAGAGTTATAGTAATCGTGTTCCTTTTACTAATGATGACGAACTTATTAAACGAGGTTTTGCAACAAAGATTGCAACTATCTCAAGTATTAAGGGACCCGAAGCAAATACATATTCTGGCGAAATCCTTTATACAGAGAATATTGAAAAAGTAACAAGGGATGTTGACCAGACAGAAGACATTAAAATCATTCTGGATTTCTAAAGGTAAGATAAATGACAATTGAAACCAATCTAAACCAAAGTCCGTTTTTTGACGACTACAATGAGAATAAAGACTTTCATCGCATTCTCTTTCGTCCAGGCTTTGCTGTACAAGCAAGAGAATTAACTCAACTTCAGACTATTCTTCAAAAGCAAGTCGAAAGATTTGGCGACCATATTTTTGTGGATGGAACAGTTGTAACTGGTGTTGGTCTAACCACAGATAATGTTGACTTTGTAAAACTAAGAGATAAAGATGCTAACAATAGAGTCGTTTTGGTTTCCGACTTTAACTCTGGCGGTTCTCTTATGAACCTTGTTGCAGTTCAAGCATCTACTGGTATGACTGCTAAACTTGTAAACATCACTGAAGGTTCGGAAGCCGCCGCACCTAATTATCTTACTGCACATCTATTCTATACAAACTCTGGCGCAAATAACACAACTAAAGTTTTTGCTGATGATAGTCCTATTGTATTCCGTCATGCTGGTAATAATGCTTTTGTCGTAGCCGCTAATTCTATTCAAACAAGTTCAACTGGACTTGGATTGAAAGCAAGCACGACTGATGGTATTGTGTATCATAAAGGACACTTCATCCGCACAGCAAGACAATCTGCTATCATTGGAAAATATACAACGACACCTAGTGTGGTTCTTGGATTTAGAACTGTTGAAAGCACCATTGATTCAAATCAAGACAGTTCTCTTCTTGATAATGCAACAGGTTCTACCAATGCATCTGCGCCAGGCGCATCGAGACTAAAACTAGTTCCTACTCTCACATCATATAATTATGGTTTTGCAAACACTGTAAACTTCTTCCAAATCGCAAAGATTAAAGATGGTTCTGTAGAACAGAGAAATACAAAGACAATCTATAATGAGTTGGGTAATTATATTGCAGAGAGAATCTATGATACAAATGGTGACTATGTGGTTGACCCATTTGGTATTCGTATCCGTGAACACCTAAAGAAGACAAATAGTCTTGGGCGTTACACTGTAGCAGAGAGTGGAAACAACTCACTTCTTGTTGCAGAGATTGAGAAAGGTAAAGGTTATGTAAACGGTTATCAGGTTGAGTTGGCTGGTTCAAAATATCTGAATATGGATAAAGCAACCACAACTCTTACAGAAAATGCTATAACTATTGGACAAGCATACGGTAACTATGTTCTCTGTAAAGAGGTTGCTGGAACTTGGGATTTTGCAAACCACAAGACAGTTTCTATTAGAGATGCCGCACAACAAACAATTTCTAGAAAGAATTTTGGAACTGCGGCCGCACAAGGTAGTGAGATTGGAACTGCAAAAGTAAGAGCATTCCAATGGGATAGTGGAACATCTGGCACATACAATGCACAGTATCGTATTTACATTTTTGATGTTCAAATGAACTCTGGTAAGTCATTCGCTGATGCTCGTAGTTTATATATTAACAACACATCTGGCACAGACAGTTTTGCTGATATCATTTTGAATGCAAGCGGTAATGCTAAAATTCAAGAGGGTAATCTTAGAGGACTTGTATTTGGACTTGGTTCAAAGGGCGCAAAACAATTTACAGATGAGAATGGAACGAGAGACACTCAGTGGGTTGTTCGTAAAAGACTTAGTTCTGTAACTTTTGCTACTGATGGAACAGCCCAGTTTGGTGTTGGTAATACCGCTACTGGTGGAACTGAGACACTCAACGATACTGGTTCACCTATTTCAAATGCAGATGAAAGAAACTATATCATTGTCTCTAAGACTGGAACACGCACCGCATATCATACTGGTAATATTACGACAATTAGTGGTAATACAATTACTGGTTCTGGCACAGCATTCAACACCACATTCAAGGTTGGTGACTTAATTCGTATCGAAGACAGTGCTAATACTTACATTGAGCGTATTACCGCTATTGGTGGAGCGACATCACTCTCTACTGCTAATACTATTTCAGTAACTCGTTCTGGCGCATCCATGAACTATAGCACAGAGTTGCCCGCTGGTAAAATTTGGGATTTATCAACGAACGGCTCAATCTCAACTGTAAGTTCACCTACACCAACTGCTACGGTTGATTTGGGTATTCATACACTCAATAGCACATTCAATGCAGAAGTTTATTATAATGTTAATAGAACTGATGCTGACCCTGCTAAGAAGACCGTATTTAAGAATAGATATGTTCACTTGAATCTTGGTAGCAATCCAGCAAACAGACTAGGACCATGGCCTCTTGGTGTGTCTGATGTATTCAATATTTCTGCTGTTTACAAGGGTTCTAATACTGGTGTAACTACTGCTGGCACTGATGTAACCTCACACTTTGAACTTGATACAGGTATGAAAGATGCATTCTATGATACATCATATCTTGTGAAGAAAGAGGACAGTAATCTAACCTTGGCCGCCAGTGATGGACTTCTAGTTAAGTTGGATTATTTTGGAAGAGACACATCAACTGGATATGGTTTCCTCAATGTAGATTCTTATGCAGACATTATTGACGATGATAATCCAGGCGCCGCAACATCAATTACGACACAAGAAATTCCTATCTTTGTTTCGCCTACCTCTGGTAGAACATACGATTTAAGAGATAGTGTTGATTTCCGTCCTATTAAGAAAAATTCATACACTCCTTCTACAACTGGAACAGCGGCCGCCGCACCTACCAATCCTGCCGCTAACACAGATTTCTTGTATGATGTAAACTTTAGCATTTATACACCTACTCCTGATGAGAATTTCCAAGCGGATGTTCAATTCTATTTGCCTCGTAAGGATAGAATTGTTGTCTCTCAAAGAGGCACATTCAGTGTGATTAAAGGAACACCTTCTAGAGACCCTAAGACCCCAGGCGCTCCAGGCGGCACTATGTCGCTTGGTGTCGTAGATGTTCCTGTATATCCATCTCTATCACCTTATGTGGCAAAGCAGTACAAGCGTCCAGATTATCAAGTGAAACTTGACTTGGATAATAATCGTAGATATACTATGAAAGATTTGAGAGGTGTTGAGCAAAGAGTTAAGACTCTTGAATATTATTCAACTCTTAATTCACTAGAAAATGCGGCTAAGAACAAGCAATTGTTTAGTGATGCTGGTAGTGAAAGATTCAAGAACGGTTTCTTTGTGGATAACTTTGATGGACACAATCTAGCAGATGTTAAAAATCCATATTACAAGGCCGCTATTGATAAGACTAGAAAGCAACTAAGACCTACCTTCCTCAGAAGAGATATTAGTCTTGGTAAAGATGAAACTTTCACCTCAACGAATGTTCAAGTGACTGGTGATTTGGTAACTCTTCCTTACACTGAAACTGCAATGGTTGACCAGCCTTATGCAACTAAGGTTCGTAATCCAGTGCAAGAACTTCTCTTCAACTGGAGAGGACAGGTATTACTTGACCCTGAAGCAGATAATACACCTGACATTACAACTCTACCTGATGTACAGATTGACTTTGATGGTTTGAATGAAACGCTTGAAGAACTTATTGAAGCAACTGGTATCACCAATGGACTAGACTACGGCACATGGCAAGTTGTAAGCGGTGAGCGTAGAGAAGGTGGACGAATTGTTCGTGATATTGAGCAAACCGTTATTGAAACAAATGTAAGCACCGTTGAGGAAACCATTTCATTTGGTAACTTTGTACAGGATGTTTCTATTAAAGAATATATGCGTTCAAGGGAGATTAACTTCACTGGTGTTCGTATGCGTCCTAATACTAGAGTGTATGCATACTTTGATGATGAGAAGGTATTTGACTATGTAACTCCAGCAAACTCTACCTTTGGTAAAACTGGAACAGAGGGTGCAAACCTTGTAACAGATTCAACTGGTACGGTTTATGGTGTCTTCCGTATTCCAAATGATGACACTTTGAAGTTTAGAACTGGTACAAAGCAATTTAAGTTGCAAGATATTAACGACCCTATTGTTGAAGCAGATGTAGCAACGACCACCGCTATTGGTTCGTTCACAAGCACACCTTTGGATATTGTTCAAAGAGGTGCATCTGTAAACATGAAGATTCCTCAGATTTCTAAGGATGTTAATGTTATTCAAAAGCAACAGTGGACGGTGCTTGACAGAGACAATGGTTGGCAAGACCCAATCGCACAGACATTCTCTGTAAACATCTCTGGTAGCACGACTGGTGTTTATGTAACAAAGATTAATCTATACTTCAAAGAAAAGTCTAGCACATACCCAATGACACTTCAAATCCGTGAAGTGGACAATGGTTTCCCAACTGACATCATTGTTCCAAATGGACAGAAGACGCTACAGCCTAGTGAGATAAGTGTGTCCAGTGATGGTTCTACTGCTACAACATTTACCTTTGCATCTCCTGTATTCTTAGAGAACCAAAAGGATTTTGCTCTTGTAGCAATTCCAGGCGGTAACTCTGATGATTATACAATGTGGGTATCTGAATTGGGTGGAACTGACCAAATATCTAATACTTTAGTATCCAAGCAACCTTACACTGGTGTTCTATTCACATCTTCTAACGACAATACTTGGAGTGCTATCCAAGCAGAAGATTTGAAGTTTGAAATCTATAGAGCAGTATTTGATACAAGTGTAACTGGTACTCTATATCTTGAAAATAAAGATTTGGAA